TTCATCAACTGCTAAACACAAAGTCATCCTTATTGATGAAGCAGATAACACAACCCCAGATGTACAACTCCTCTTACGGGCGTCTATTGAGGAGTTTAGTCGCAACTGTCGATTCATCTTCACTTGCAACTATAAAAACAAAATCATCGAACCCCTCCACTCACGATGTGCCGTCATCGACTTCACCATCAAAGGGAAGCAAAGAGTTCAACTTGCAGGTAGTTTCTTTCAACGACTCCAATCAATCCTGGATGCTGAAAAGATTGAGTATGATCAAAAAGTTGTTGCTGAACTAGTATCTAAGCACTTTCCAGATTTTCGTAGGGTTCTCAACGAATGCCAGAGGTATTCTACAGGAGGAAAAATCGACTCGGGTATTCTTGCATCTTTCTCAGACATCTCTGTAAATGAACTCATTAAGAATCTCAAAGATAAGAACTTTACTGAAGTCCGAAAGTGGGTGGTCTCCAACCTGGACAACGATGCTAGTAATCTACTTCGCAGGATTTATGACGCCTCTTTTGATTGCCTTTCGCCCCAGTCTATCCCTGCTGCCGTTCTTGTTATTGCTAAGTATCAATACCAATGTGCGTTCGTGGCTGACCAAGAAGTGAATCTTCTTGCCGCTCTTACTGAAATTATGTGTGAGTGTGAATTCAAATGAAAAACATTAGACATCAAATCAAATCTCAATGGTACTACATCTTCTGGGGTGCTTGTGCTATTGCCGTTGTTGGTGGTCAATTCTACGTTGGATCTGGTTATCGTGAGATGGCAGAAGCAACCAAGAATAATATCACCACAGTTCAATGTCAGACACCTTATCAGATACCTGTCTATCCTTATCGAAATAGAACAGGAGAGTTTGAATGAAATCCTTAAAAACACCTTTGAGATATCCAGGTGGCAAGTCCCGTGCCTGCACCAAGATGGATCCTTATTTTCCAGATCTTCGCAACTATGATGAGTTCCGTGAACCTTTTCTTGGCGGTGGAAGTGTTGCGATTCATATCACTAAGAAATATCCAAATCTTAAAATTTGGGTAAATGATTTGTATGAACCTCTTGTCAATTTTTGGCAACAGTTGCAATTGTTTTCTGATGATATGACTGAGCATTTGAAAACAATTAAGTCTTCTTACTCTGATCCCGACCTAGCAAGGAAGTTGTTTGATTCTTCAAAAAAAGTTTTGAACGACTATACTTGCACTAGTTTTGATCGTGCAGTTGCTTTCTACATTGTCAATAAGTGTAGTTTCTCTGGTCTCACGGAAAGTTCATCGTTTTCACCTCAAGCATCAAATTCCAATTTTTCAATGCGGGGCATCCAAAAACTGCCTGAGTATTCTAAAATAATTGAGCATTGGCGTATAACTAACTATTCCTATGATTATCTGATGGATGGAAACAAGAGTGCTTTTATGTATCTCGATCCTCCTTATGATATTAAGGATAACCTCTATGGGCGTAAGGGATCAATGCACAAAGGATTTGATCACGATAAGTTTGCTGCTGATTGCGATTCTTGTAGTATGGACCAATTGATCAGTTATAATTCTGATCAATTGGTGAAGACTCGTTTTCTTGGTGGAAAATGGAATGCTGTCGAGTTCGATCTTACCTACACAATGAGATCTGTGGGTGAATATATGCGAGAACAAAAACAACGTAAAGAATTGCTGCTATTTAATTATGGAACTGAAGGACTGGCTGAACTCAATTAACTTTACAAAGGAGGATTTGTCGGAGAATATTAAAGAGTATTCTCCTTATGTTATTAATCGTTGCTTGTCTGGTCATATTGACTGTATTCTTTTTGTTAATGAAATGAATATGAATCATCAACTTGATAAAGATATGCAATATTCGTTTTATCTAAATAGTCTTAGGAAACGGAAGAGATTTTCTCCCTGGCTCCGTAAAGATAAGGTTACAGACTTAGAATGTGTTAAATCATACTATGGTTATAGTAATGAAAAGGCATCCCAAGCACTGAAAATCCTGACAAAAGAACAAATTAACTTTATTAAACAACGACTTGATATTGGAGGATCCAAATGACTACTACGGTAGAACCTACAGTTGAATGGGCTCAAGACCAAATGGTTGAGGTCATTCTGAATGAACCCGACGACTTCCTTAAAGTTCGTGAAACACTGACTCGTATCGGAGTTGCATCACGTAAGGAGAAAAAACTCTATCAATCTTGCCACATTCTTCATAAGCAAGGTAGATATTACATTGTTCATTTTAAGGAACTGTTTGCTCTAGATGGCAAACACGCTAACTTGACCGTGAATGATGTTCAGCGTCGCAATCGTATTACTCGCTTACTTTCGGACTGGGGACTTATTACAGTGGTAAAACCCGATTCGGTTGCTGATATCGCGCCATTGAATCAGATTAAAGTTCTCTCTTACAAAGATAAGGGTGACTGGATTCTGGAGCAGAAGTATAATATCGGTAAGAAAGGAAAGGCAGTAGAAACCGAATAAATAGTTGGGTGCCATTCGTGCGGCACTCTACAAAAGTCGGAACACCCTAAAAAGAGGTTGGGTTTTTACTCCTCCTCTTTTTTTCGTTTCTTGTATAATTAATAATGTCAGATGCTTCGGGTCTGGCATTATACACTCGCTTTTTAAGGAGAAAAAAATGACTACTTTAGCAAAGTATCATACTGCAAATCTTGATAGATTCCTTCAAGATATTGATAAGTACTCAATTGGGTTGGATGAATGGTTTCATAGGTTTAATACCTTGCATCAGACTGAGACCAATTATCCACCATACAATCTAGTTAAAGAGGATAACGTTACTTTCAAACTTGAAATTGCTCTTGCTGGATTTAAGAAAAATGAAATTACAGTAACCACAGAGTCTGGTAAGTTATTTGTTGAGGGTCAAACTGAAAAGAAAGATGCTGAATACATTCATCAAGGTTTAGCAAAAAGAGCATTTACTAGATCTTGGACTCTATCTGATGATGTTGAAGTTCGTAATGTAATCTTTGAAGATGGACTACTTTCTATCGAACTCAAGAGAATTATTCCAGAGCATCAACAGAAGAAAGTTTGGTTCTAAATAAAAATAAAAAATGAAATCTTTCGACGAGTTCCAAAAAATCGCATACAAAAACGCAATCCCTCATACCATTTTTCGTAAAGGAAAATCCAAAAGAATTCCTAGAGGATACGCAATCGCTATGGGAAGTTACTCAAGTGCTGGTGGCAGTGCTGATGGTAACGGCGGTAATGGTGGTGGTGGAAACGGCGGCGGTGGCGAATAAATAGAACTGAATATCGTCGGCGCAAGAGGGGCAAGTGGCAAAATCCACTTGACGCCCCTCATTTTTATTGCTAATATAATAGGAGGTATAGGGACAAAATGACGATTAAACTTTTGATTTTAAAGTCTGGAGAGGACGTAATAGCAGACGTTAGTGAAATGGTTGTCAATTCTGAAGAAGAAGGCAAACAAAGAACTATCGGATATTTTCTTAATAAACCATGTGTTGTTAAGATGAGGAACCCCATCATTGGGGAACCTGAAAATAGTGTTAGTGAAACTAAGAAAGGAGCATCTTTTGAAGTTTCTCTTTATCCTTGGATGCCTCTAACCAAAGATGAAACTATTCCAATGACGGTTGAATGGGTTATAACCATGGTAGAACCGTTAGATAAACTAAAAGACATGTATGTACGGGATGTTGTAAATGGCGGAAAAAATAATCAAAGTGATAGTGCTCACGAGCAACCAACTTTTAATCAGTGAGATTGAAGAAATAGGTGCAGATGTTGGAGAACCAGACTGCAAACTTATTAAACCCTTTGTTCTGAAGGATAATCCTATTAACGGACAACAAAAAACTTTAGAACCATTCTTGCTTGGGGTAACGAAGCAAGATTCATTTATGATGAGTTCGGACAAGATTCTGACACTTGTAGATCCAACTCCAACTCTACTTGAAAAATATGAGGACTTGATTAAAGAATGAGATTTTACACTAATGTTCAGTTGATTGGAAATCAATTTTTGGTTCGTGGCGTAGAGAATGGTAAAAGATTTGAGACAAGGGATGAGTTCTTTCCAACCCTTTTTGTAAAGACTAAAAAAGATTCTAAGTACAGAACATTAGGTGGTGAAAAGGTTGAACCAGTAAAACCTGGAACAGTTCGTGATTGTCGTGAATTCTACAGTAAGTATGAAGGCGTAGATGGATTTGAAATCTACGGCAACGATAGGTATATCTATCAATATATCTCAGAGAAATATCCAGAGGATGAAATCAAGTTTGACATTAGCAAAATCAAACTTGTAACTCTGGATATTGAGGTTGCTTCTGAAGAGGGGTTCCCCGATGTTGAGTCTTGTACGGAAGAAATTCTTTCAATTACTATTCAAGATTATACGACTAAAAAGATTATTACTTGGGGAGTTAAACCTTTCAAGCATAATCGTAAAGACTTGACTTACCATCACTGCCCATCGGAATATGAACTTCTGAATAACTTTATTGGTTATTGGATGATTGATGTTCCTGATGTTGTGACTGGGTGGAATATTCAGTTGTATGATATTCCTTATATTTGCAAGAGACTCAATCGTGTTCTTGGTGAAAAACTAATGAAGCGATTCTCTAACTGGGGACTCGTTACTCAAGGGGATGTGTTCATTAATGGACGTAAGCATACAACTTTTGATATTGGTGGATTGACTCAACTCGACTATCTTGATCTTTATAAAAAATTTACTTATAAAGCACAAGAATCATATCGTCTTGATTATATTGCAGAAGTAGAACTGGGTCAGAAAAAACTTGATCACTCTGAGTTTGATACATTCAAAGACTTCTATACTCAGGGTTGGCAAAAGTTTATTGAATACAACATCATTGACGTGGAACTTGTTGATCGTTTAGAGGACAAGATGAAACTGATTGAACTTGCTTTAACGATGGCGTATGACGCAAAAGTAAATTATGCTGATGTATTTTATCAAGTTCGCATGTGGGATAACATTATCTACACTTACTTGAAAAAGCGTGATATTGTTATTCCGCCAAAAAATAAATCGCAGAAAGATGAGAAGTATGCTGGTGCTTATGTAAAGGAACCTATTCCTGGAATGTATGATTGGGTGGTGAGTTTTGACTTGAACTCACTATACCCTCACTTAATTATGATGTATAACATCAGTCCAGAAACTCTCTTGGAAGAAAAACATCCTAATGTTTCTGTTGATAAGATTCTTAACCAGTCCTTAAGTTTTGAAATGTATAAGGACTATGCGGTATGTGCAAACGGTGCTATGTATCGTAAAGATGTTCGTGGTTTTCTACCTGAACTTATGGAAAAGATCTATAAAGATCGTACCATCTATAAGAAGAAGATGCTTGCTGCCGAGCAAGAATATGAGAAAACCAAGAATAAAGAACTTGTAAAAGAGATCGCCCGCTGTAATAACATTCAGATGGCACGTAAGATTCAACTTAACTCCGCTTACGGTGCCATTGGAAATCAATATTTTCGTTATTACAAACTTGCTAATGCGGAGGCAATTACTCTGTCTGGGCAAGTTTCTATTCAGTGGATCATGAATCGGGTTAATTCTTACTTAAATAAAGTACTCAAGACTGAAAATGTTGATTATGTTATTGCTTCAGATACTGATTCCCTTTACGTTAATATGGGTCCTTTGGTTGAAACTGTATTCAAGGGAAGAGAGAAAACTACTCAAGGCATTGTTTTGTTCCTTGATAAGGTCTGTCAAGTGGAACTTGAAAAATATATTGAAAGTTCTTACCAAGAATTGGCTGACTATGTGAATGCTTATGAGCAAAAGATGCAGATGAAGCGCGAGTGTATTGCTGAACGTGGAATCTGGATGGCAAAGAAGCGTTATATCCTAAATGTCTGGGATAGTGAGGGTGTTCGTTATGAAGAACCCAAACTTAAGATCAAAGGTATTGAAGCAATTAAATCTTCTACTCCAGCACCTTGCCGTAAGATGTTTAAAGAAGGATTTAAGATTGTGATGAATGGAACCGAAGATGATGTAATTCAATTTATTGATAAATGTCGCCTTGAATTCAGGACACTTCCTCCAGAATCTATCTCTTTCCCAAGGTCAGTTTCTGATGTTGTTAAATATCAATCATCATCCGATATTTACATTAAAGGAACTCCAATCCATGTTCGTGGCGCACTTCTTTTTAATTACTACATTAAGAAGAACAAGTTAGCGAACAAATATTCTCTCATACAAAATGGAGAGAAAATCAAGTTCATTTATCTCAAAAAACCAAACATTATACATGAGAATGTAATTTCTTTTATTCAAGATTTTCCTAAGGAATTGAATCTTGACAAATACATAGACTATGAACTACAATTTGAGAAAGCCTTCCTAGAACCTCTTAGAGTTATTCTCGATGCAATAGGATGGAAAGTAGAAAAAACTGTAAATTTAGATTCTTTCTTCTTATGATTCAAAATTTATTCCCATCACAAATATGGAAGTCTTCTTTAAATCTAGAAAATTATATTAAAGAAAAAATCTTACATGATATTGAAGAAAATTTTGAAAAAAATAAATCTTATCTTCATCCAAATTGGAACTGCAAAATTCATACATCTTTATTTGAAAAAAATAATATTAATTATTCCGAATTAATTCCTTATTTTAAAAATGAATATGAAAAATTTTCCGAACAAATAAATTTACTCCCCCACAAATATTTTATAGATGAAACGTGGTATAATTATTATTTATCTGGATATAATCAAGAGTATCATGATCATATTTCAGGAGAAAATTTAGATCTATACAGCATAGTTTATTTCTTAAAACTAAATGATGAACATCCAAAAATAACATTTTATAATTATACAAATTATCACACATTTTATACTTCTAATCCTCAAATAAAAAAAATTTATCGTAGTGATACCATCAATCATTCAATTGTAGGTATGCATTACAATTTGGATGTTAAGGAGGGTGATTTAATAATTTTTCCATCATATCTTCCACATGGAGTATTTGTCCAAAAAAATAATGATTCGAGGATTACTATTAGTTTAAACATAAGATTACATCAAGTAAAGGATTAGAATGTATGGACTTGCCTATTAATGACGACGAACTGAATACGATTATTAAATCACTGACTCTTGGTGGTGATACTAAGCTTTATCAAAAACTGAAACTTGTGAGCGAACTTCGTGAACAAGGACTTCCTTATAAAAAAATCT